CATCTACTTGTCCCTCTAAAACACGAGTAATTACACCAGCTCCAGACTTTATTATTACATCATACACGTATCTTCCTGGCTTTAGCGCTGCAGTTTCGGCTGCAGTTAACTTTAAGTCAAGTTCATTATTCGTATCGTCTACTTCTACAGTAAAACTTCCTTTACTTGTTCCATCGTAAGATTTAGCAATTTTAGCGGCTGATGTATATCCTGTTAAGTCTAATGTTCCAACCGTCTGTGCTAAGTCTATAATCGCACTAAAGTCTGAACCTTGATCTATAAATAAATTTGAGTAAGTAGCCATAATTATTAGTCGTTAAATATATTGTTATTTATAGTCTCGTGTGTGATTAAAGCGTTATCAAGTATATACGTTTCGCCTTCTTCTTCAGAATCGAATGTTACCAATTTGCATCCCTTCGATATAGTCATTGCTACATCATCACTTAATTGTTTTTCTAAATCAAAAATAATTTCTTTGCTATCCTCAACAAAAATAATGTACCATTTTCGGTGTGGTAAGTTTGTGCTTGTTTCAATGTATTCTGTTATCATTATGCTGGCCAGTTAAAGTTATTATTTTGTCCTGTTGTATTATACAGGAATGACCAATTTTTTGCTAGCAATGAAGTCATGGCAGCGTTTCCTGCGCCGGTCGCTGCACTCGTTAATCCTGTTGGTTTTGCGTTTCCTCTTAAATCTATTACTCTACCACTCACTGTCGAAGTGGCGTTTGCGCTATCAATCGCAACCAATATATCATTAACAACTGAAGAAGTCATTACGTTATAGCTTAATATTATTTTAGTACCGCTGGTAAATAGGCAACCAGTAAATGCTGTGCTTGCGCAGGATGTGATTCTAGGAGCGGTGGACCCACCCTTTATATTACTTATTGTCAAAGTTTTAAGGGAGTTACACGCGCTAAATGAAGGAAAAGCCTGATTAGTAGTAACACCATTGTTGTATGTACCGATTGAAGCTCTACCTCCTATCTTAAAAACTTGTACGTTTGGTGCTATTGAAGTAGGTAATGAGCCAGTCAATTTGCAATTTATGCCGTTAAACGTTATTAAGTTTGTAGCTGTATCTAAATTACTCGGCAAAGCGCTAGTGTGAGTAACAACTGCGGAGTCAGCTTCATTCGCAACTGCGTAGTGTTTTAAGTTATTGTGTAATGATGTAGGAAAAAACGCTGATCCACTCCACCGTAAACTACTTCCAGTTACACGTATTATCGTGCACAAGGAAGAAGTCGCCACTCCTGCATAAGGACCAACTCCTTCTAATTTATTGCCATTTCCTATTATTTCAATTATCGTTAAAGTAGATGGCAACGCTGGAAGTGATCCAGTGAATTCATCATCATCACTTGATAATTCTAATTTTTGCAAAACTCCAGCAGGAAGAGAACTAAAAAACGGACCTTTCATCGCACCACCTCTAATATTTAACTCTTGTAACGTTGATGGTAAAGCTCGTGATCCACTTATAAGAATATCCTTTACACCTTGACCAGTATTCCCTTGATAACGACCTCCGCTAAAAGATGCTTTCGAAACATCACGTAAGGTTAGTAATGAGGAAAAATCAGTAAGATCTAACGTAGGTTGTAACTGAACTGATGCCCCCGTTAAAGCATTAGAAAGCAATGGCATTTCAAGTGCAGTCACTAGTGATGCTACATTTATAAAAAATTTATTTGCCATCGTAAGGTATTCTCAATTTAATATTTGAATTATTATTATCACCAATAATCTCAAAGGTGTTGTTTGTAAGTAGATTTTTGTAATTATTTTTTTCAGTATCACCTATAGCGGTTATAGCAGTATTACAATCATCTTCTGTATCATACGTACTTATAACACCATTTAAAGGATTAGATATTTGGTATTTAATATTTTTTCCTGTAGAATTATTTAAGACGATTTTTTCTGCGCCGTTTGCAGATTTATTAATAACTGTAATAGAAATGGGTGTAGGGATAAAATTATCTAGTGTATCTTCAATTTCTTTTAATAATGATATTTTAGTTTTATAGGTTACTCCATCTAATTCGTATATGTAAAGCTTTTTCTTTGAAAATTCTGTATTTGAAGAAGCTGTAATAGCTTTAGGATTTCTTGATAAAAACTCATTGATATCATCCCAGTGGATTTCTTTAAGATAATTTTCTTTTAAAAAATCGACACTAAAATACTTTCCATCTTTCATTAAATCGTAAAGGTTATTTTGAAGAATAAACCCGTCTTTTTCGAAATATTCAATTCCTGTTGCAGGATATTTTTTTATCACTCCTTCGAATTCATTTACGCGAGACTTATCAAAATGATAAGGATTGCCCCACTCATTACTTATTTCTTTTATTTCTTTAAGTGATATTTTCATTATGATAAAAAGCTATGGTCCTCAACATTACCTGTAGTGGTCAGTAAATCTACTTGGCCATCAGGATATGTGATAGCAGGATTAACACCTCCACTCGCTTTATTGATCTTAAACCCAGAAAGAATTATATTACTTAAATCAATGTCGGTCGTCATAAATTCTGATAATACAATATTATTTGATTGTTGTGCACCAAATATATTTCCGTTATTAGTCACGGTTGGATTTCCTATTAAATATTCAGATTGTATTGCAACTCCCGCGGCACCACCAACCTGCGATTTGCTATTACCTCCTACAGCGCCCCAACCGCCCCCGCCGCCGCCTTTACCGTCCGAATCGCTGCTGCCTACAGTTCCACCAGCTTCATTGCTACCGCCACCATAGGCACCGCCGCCACCACTTTGTCTACTACCAGGAACTATTAGTCCTCCGCCTCCTCCGCCAGAAGCGTAATATCCACCTGATGATCCATTACCCATAATTTTACTCCGTATTCTTTAAAAAATTATATCCTACTACGTCATATCCTAATTTAACATATAAATCTCTAGTTCTATTTATATTTATATTTGTGGTAATTCCTGGCCTTATTTGGCAAGCCCCTTTTAGCTTGGCCCATCTTTGGAATTTTTTTAATATTTTAATAGCAGCGTATGTACCTCTTTTATTTTGATCTACATATAAAAAAAGTTCACCTGCCCAAACCCTATGACTAAAAAAGAAATAATTAATAAATCCAACAAACATCCCATATACGTGTTTATTTTCATCTTCTGCGACTAAAGCAAGATAATTTAGATCTTTTGTCCACAAATTTTTAACGTTATCTTTTACAACTTCTTCGTTATAATCACATATACTAAAACTAGAATTTTCTGAATTAGCCATGTGCCAACCCATTTCATAAACTCTTTGAGCATCTTCTTCTTTCATTTCTCTTATCATAATACTTCAAACTTCACATCTATTAAATTATAATTAACCTTGTAAAAACCAAATAAACCTTTCTTTATTGCCTGAGGATGTGTATCTAAAAGTTCCTGAGCCATTACACCGCGATATGTTTTAAAGCCCCAAAGATATTTAAATTCGTATATATTAATCCCTTCAGATGATTTAGCAACCCATTTAATATTTCTTTTTAATCTTCTGTCAGAAGTATCTCGTCCGGTTCCTCCGCTACCACCAGCTTGACCACCATGGCCGGCTTTACCGTCCGAATCTTCAGCGCCGTCTCCGCCAGCGTTTCCTGGTACAGTAGCTCCAACTCCACCTGCATTCTCGCTGTATTCAGCGTCGCCATAACCACCATTTCCACCTCCGGCACCTCCGCCACCACCAGATTTCATTGCACTAGATCCGCTCGCACCACCGCCGCCTCCTCCACAAATAAATCCGTTATTAGTTATAATATATTCTGATGGAGCAGTAAAGTGAATTGCTGGCCCGGCGTTCGATCCTGCCTGCCCGGACGCGCCGGCGCCATTGGTGCCTCCACCGTTTCCACCTTTACCTGTTATTTTTCCATTGTTAATAATTACTAGGCCCTGAGGGAATGCACCTACTGTTAGCGCGTAATTACTTGTACTTGTCGCATGAATATGCGCCGTGCTAGCAATAGTTAAAAGCACTCTTTCGTTTTGGTTCCACCCTTGCTCAACTAAATAAGTATTTAAATTTAGATCTGTCTGATTAGAAGTAATAGTATGAACAAAGGATCTTGAGTCTCCATATAAATCACCAAACGATATAGGCCTTGAAAATGTTAAATGATTATTAACTATTCCAAGATTGGGATCATCAGATGGTGTAGTGCTATACATACCTAATAGCCCTTCCATTTGATTAATATCTGCTATTGAGGCACCTCCGGCACCAGCCTTAAACTCAGTATTAAACTGAATCGCAACTGTGTTGCTAGGGTGTACCATAGTCTGTGTACTAGCGACAGATAACGTTTGTGCGGCGGCCCATGAGGCTGGAATTGCGTTGTTGAATCTATCATTTATGCTCTCACCACCAAGTCCAAAGGTTTTAGTTGTGCTAAAAGAAAAACTATAAGTTTCAGATATGGTAGCAGTAGAGGGGATGTTGTTGTCTGATTGCGCATATACATTTAAAGGAGGAGAATTACCTGCGCCTACGTTAACTTTGCCAAAGTTATAAGAACTGCTCGCCACGCTGTAATATCTAAAGCTTCCGGGTTCTTCTATCTGAGCTGTAAGTATCTCACCCTGTGTTCCTACAGTTAATACTTTAATGGTTGGTTGTATGTTAAGAATCAAAGGAGATTCTGGCATACCGATGTTTCCTGAGTAATAGTAAGTATCAGATGTTTCATCGTCGCTTTCATAAAACCATCCGTGCTTACTAGAGACGAGTGGAACATTTAGAATCTCTCCTACTGAAAAGCCACTTCCCGTGCCTCCGCTTGGAATAGAAATAGTTGCCATTTGAAAACTACTTCCCAAATTATAACTTCCTATAGAAGCAGATGTCATTGTTATCGCAGCTGGCAAACGGTCAAACTCGCCAGGTAGCGCGCTGCTATATACAAAATTTCCACTATTTTCTACTTGTGCAGAAGTTATTTCGCCATCTGAACCTACACCTGTAACCTTAAACGTAGGCTGAACATTAAGTATCAGATTTGTTAACAAAGAGAAGTCACCGTCATTGTCTTCTAATTGTTTTATACTAGAACTTTGAAGAGGAACATCTACAATATCATTTACCGCAAAACCAGACCCACCGCCGCCAGGAATAACATTTACTGATTTTATAAAAGACTGACGAGTCGATATACCGCCCGCAATAGCTGTGTTGTCTGTGCTAGGAATAGTTAGGGTGTCAGAACCAGTGAAATTTCTACTTTCAGCGGCATGAGACCCGCCTGGAAGTCCCCACCTTGAATTACCAACTCCTGAATAATAATAGCTACCCCCATTTTCTATACTTGCCGCAAGTATTTTTCCGTTTGAGTCTACAGCATTTACCCTAAAGGTCGGTTGGGTAAAAAGAGTTAGGGTATTATTATTAGTATAGTCATTCCCGTCATCGTCTGACGAATAATGTGTCTCAGTAAGAGCAAGAGGAATATCTACAATATCATTTACCGCAAAACCAGACCCCGTTCCTCCACTGGGAATACTTATTACATTTATTCTAAGCCTCCAATCGTAGTAACTACCATTGCCAATGTCCCTAAAGAAAATACTTGCAGGTGCGCCATAATTGGTAGAGAAAAACTCGCTATCGAAAGAAATAGACGCTGAAACTCCTTCCGGTTCAGCAAGCTGTCCTACAGTAAACTCACTTGAGCCGGCTCCATAAGTTACATTACTTAAATCGAATCCTGTTCCAAGGCCGAACTTATTTGTCGGTGAAGCTGCAGGAATATATACAAAGCTTCCAGCATTTTCGAGGTCCAAAGTCAGTATTCCGCCAGCAGCATCAACAGTTATAACCTCCATTGTCGGTTGAGTATAAACTGTTAACGCTGCGTTATACGTAATCTCACCTGTTGTTATATTGCTTGTTACTACTCCAGCTCTCATCGAAGGCCAACCTTCATCCTGACCAGTCATATCATCTGTTCCATTATCGTTATAGGTCACGGGATATATTCTTATATAGCGAGCAACAACACCTACAGTAAACATATTCGTAACCTCAGTAGCTCCATCGGTGTTACCTGTAAATATATTTCCGCTATCTACACTTGAAAACGCGAACCCATCATTAGAATGCTCTACAAAGAACGTTCTAACAAACTGCGAGTTCACTCTTCCCTGAGTAACTACTCCTGCTACTGCTTTAGATTCTCCTAAATCAATTTGCATCCATTCGCTATAATCTCCAGAATCAATGTTATTTTTACCTAATTGCGAAACTCTCCAGGATTGCGGAGTATTTGCAGGCACATTTGACAAAATTGAACTAAGAGATCCATTGTAATTGACGACCGAAGAGATGTTCGAAATGGTTGAGCCTACTGATGAATATGATCTAAAAGATTCTGGAGGATTTTCAGTAGTAAAGGTTGGAGTCGCCCCACTCGCCGCGGTGTCGAATACAGTAATATCTCTTGAAACAGGAAGAGGTATATCTATGATTTGTCCTGCTGTAAATCCTTCACCACGAACTATGCCAGATGCGGATGTATTAGTTGAAGGTACAGTCGGATAAAGTTCAGGGCTGCTTGTAGCTACATACGGCTCGAAAGTGTCAAACCCTGTTCCTGTGGCTTCGAAACCAGCATGTTGTGTGTCACCCGAATAAAAGAAATTCCCTGCTTCTTGGATGGTTGCTGTAAGTATAGCACCAATATTATCTGTAGTTAATACTCTAAAGGTTGGTTGTACGTTAAGAGTTAAATTTAAAGTTGCACTATATATCTCTGTTTCATCTACGTCCTGCGACGCGTCGTATCGGACAATTTTACTTGCACGCATTGGTACATTAACAATATCACCGGGAGAAAACCCGCTTCCTCCTGAAGTTACTTGTATTGTTTGCATAGCAAATCGTGGTGCGCCACCGCCAAGCCATCTAGAAATTAAGACTACAGAGGCGGGTGCACCTTGTCCATTTAAGTTCACAGAGGTTAAAGAGGCTCTACTTGTTGCAGCGTCAAATGTGCTATTAGCACTAATTACTGCAGGAGCATCTACAATTTCAAAATTGTCTAGGGCCCCGGTCGTAACTACATTAGTAACTTTTACATCTGTATTAGTAAAAAAGTGTGTAAGAGATGTAGTCGCTGCGTCAATCGCTGCAGCTTGAGTAGAGTTTACACCACCTACATTAAGTCCAATTCTATCGCCTACACTTACTTTAGCGCCAAAGGCAATAGCATCAGCTTCGCCAGTTGATCCAACCGGCGCTGATTGTCCAAAATTAATAATAAACGAATTTAATGAAACACCATCAGGCCCGCGTATACTTCCTGTTGCCCAGTTTGAATGTGCCGCGGATTCTAACCGCATATGCACATCTGAAGATAAGTGTGGATTAAACAAAGGTAACGAGCCAGGGTGCGTACCAAAATTTTGAGTTTCTTCGTTCGGATTATTAAAATGACCCGGACCAATAGCGTCAGAATAGTATTCTGATAATTTTACTAAAGGCTGATTAGAAGCTGTATCCCCTAAGACTTGATCAACCTCAGAAGCTTTAATTGGGCCAGATGTTTGTAAACTATTTTGTGACATTGCGCTTAAGTTCTTCTACTTCTTTTTGTAGATCCTTAACCGCTTCAATCAATAAGCCAACTACATTTCCATACGCAACTGATTTAGTTTTATCTTCATCATTGTTTGTTATAACAACTTCAGGAAGAACTTTTTCAATTTCTTGGGCGATTACACCAATGCCCTGTTGTCGTGTATCTTTACGTGTGTATTGTACTCCTCGTAGTTGAGTTACTTTTTCAAGAGCGTTAGGGATCGTTGTTATATTTTCTTTCAGTCTTTCATCAGAGAACGCTGTTATATCACCTTCTGCTAAAATTTGTCCATTAACATGAAGTCTTTGAGAAATTACGGGGTTAGTTCCGGTCAATCCAATACCAACGAAACCATTGTTACCAATCGACATACCGTTGAATGGATCATCTCCAACATCCAAATATCCTTCACCCGACGTTGAAAAGCTTAATCTATCGCCTGAGTTATCATAGTGAATAAGTCCTCTAACAGCACTATTTTCGCCATCGTTAAAATTAATGTTACATTTTCCGCTAATAGAACTTAGTATAGTCATACCAGACTCTGAAGAATTAGATTTACCAATGACTAAATCCCTCGCTCTTTCATTAATGACTGACGCGTCAGTTCCGTATTGAGTTAATCTACCAGAATTATCAATTCTAAAATACTCTGTTGAACTAGTTAAACCGCCTGTACCGAATGATATCATATCTTCACCAAGATTAGTATCACCTGCAGAATTTGTAGTGGTGTTATGACCAAAGTCAATATAACCATTTGAACGAACAGTCGCACTACCTGTTGTAGTAAAATCTTCTGTATCTAATCTTTGAATACGGAATCGCGAAGTTGCGGATGTTGGTGTTGCATCATCAGTAGTTTTTCTGTAATGTCTAAATACAAGCTTGTCATGGTTGTTAATGTCTGTAGAAGCATCTCCATCAGAAGGATTATCGTTTTCTACTCCATAACCAGTATCCGCGTCAAGTCTAAGGTGCTCGATAAGGTTACCTGCAGTCACACCTAATTTTTGCGAACCTCCAATATGTAAAGAGGCGCTGCTTGCAGACGTTAAAGCAACAGGCGAATTAATACATACCTTTCCTCCATCGGTGCCAAACATTTTTACTGCGGTGAGTTCTGTACCTACTTGACGAACTTTAAATAGCAATTCAGCACTATGATCGGAAGGGCCCGTCCAAGCGTTTAGTGTTTGACACACTATTCTACCTCCAGAAACAAATCCGCTTCCTTGATACCCTTGGAAATTAACTTCACCAAGTTTTGAATTATCAATAGAATTGCCTTTTGCAGCATTAGTACCTCCTGAGGTTCTTAACGTTATCCGCGCGCCTTCTTTTTCATCAGTACCCGCAGGAGCATTAGCCTCAAATAAAACATTATCTAATCCACCATTACCTACAACGTGAAGGTCTCCTCCAGGAGACGTGGTTTTAATACCTACCTTTCCTTCAAAATATGCTTTTTCTTTTTGCACAACAAATGCTGTACCCCAAGTAACTGGATTGTCAGCAGTAGGCGTTGCATCGGTCGAAACTTTAATTTCGACTTTAGCGCTAGTAGCATTTCCTAAATTCTTTTCACCAATGTATGCTGCGGCAGTTCCGGTGTGTGTAAACTCTTCACGCGAAGGTGTTTCACTTTGATCTACCTTATGTCCACCTCGAATATTTACTATTCCTACACCATCGTCGTGTGTAATTAAATGCTTTCTGCCACTTCCTAAAAAGATTGCGTTATCATTCTCCAATACAATACTATCTGCTTTAGCATTACCTTTTACTTCCAACTCATTAGTACTTCCAACATCATCGCTTGTTGTCAAATTACCAACCATTACAAATCCATCGCGCGCAATTAAACTTACATGGTCAACAGTTGCAGAATCTGTAGCTGTAGTTTGAAGCATAATCTTTTTACCAGTATCAGCACTCAATATTAAATCACCAGCACCGTGATTAACTATTTTGAAATCTTTAGCAGTATCGCGAATGATATGTGGTTTTATAGTTGCGTCAGTTACTAAAGACTGAAAAAGTATTTGTGAATTACCATCGCTTGTTCTTCCATCACCCATCTTAAGTAGTGCAGTGCTTGTTGTGTTAGCACCACCAATAGTAATATTTGGTGTAGTTGTACCAAGATCTATATAATTAAAGGTGTCGTCAGCAAGATCGCGTACTCTAAATCTTTCAGCGTCAATAACAACTTCACCAGGCTCACTTGTATGGTTGTTTCCAAATAACTCGATACTACCACCACTAGCTGCTGCATCAAGTCCTCCACATAAGACAAGCTTACTTAGTGTTGAAGAAGTAGGATCAGTTGCCCTAATTACCTGCGTAAGAATATCACCCGTGACTTTTAAAACACCATCACTACCACTTCCTCCATCAACGGTTAAATCTATTCCGGTTTGACCGCTTATGTTAATACCAACACCCTCTGTATTTTCAGATATGTATGATGATATAGAACCCATACTGCTAGTACCGGCATCACTAGATGCTAATCTATTTAATGTCCTTATTGCGTTACTTGTGTCTTTAGTATAAATTTTACCATCAACAAGGTTAATCGCAAGTTCCCCTTGATCTATATCAGCCGTTCCAGGTGCGGCGGTGTTAGTCGAATTAGCGGTTTGAATTATTGTTTGATATGTTGGCATATTGTTATTTATACAAATTGTTATGGTGTTTAATAAGCAAATCCTAATGAAACTCTATTCGTTTGAGAACCTACACAGTGCCAATATAAAGATTCTTTTGATGAACTTAGTTTAAATTTTTTTATTTGCCAACCTTTAATATCGTAGTTTGTTTTAATTTCTCCTGTGGTGTTATCTTGATATCGAAAAAAACTTTTGTTATCTTCTTGAGCCCATATTAAATAAATTCTATTTGGTTTTCGTGTATTAGTGTTACTGTTCGTGTGCCAGCCGCAATAAGCATTAGGCGGATATTTAAAAAATCCACTTGGACGAGGCCTGTGGTCTATTTCTTCTTCTATTAAAGACACAAGATTGCTAAGAGGATTACGAAAATCAAAAATTATTCTATTGTCATTGAATTCGAGATGTCGAGCTTTTGGTAAATCACCATTTTTTTGTATACTGCTTAATGTTGTATCAGATAATTTAGTTTCCATATCAAGTGAAGTAGGTTTATATAAATTTTGCATAATTCTAGTGTTTCCAATATTTAGCAAAATATTATCACACTCTTTTAAAATTTTATCGTTCAATTTAATCTCCCTCTCCTCCTGGTTCTTCACCTGAGAATCTAAGTTTTGCAAAACTTTCTCCGCATGTATGACCCGTAAATTCATGAGATTTTTTTTCAAAATCTTTTAAAAGCATACCACCAAAGCTAGTAACATCTGAACGGGAAGAATGTTGACTACCAAACGTATCAACAACGGGAACATATACAGAATCTTCTGTCCACGCAATGCTTGGTAAATTATTTTGTGTTCTGCCTGCTGTCAAATAATTATATGACGAACCGTAAGCGCCGAAATATCGCCAAATTGCAGCGGCGCCGTTAACAACCTGATACGATGCACCTGATGATCCCCATTCAAATCTGAAATACGGGATCATTATAGTTCCTTTATTTCCTAGTATTATACTTCTTTCATAATTTGGTTCTTCATTTTCATCATCATATTCGCCATGGTTACCATTCGTAAAATTTTTATTGTTATTTCCACCTAGGTTGTTCCAAAAAGTATTATTATAATAATTACCGGTGGATGTGCCATTGCTAAAGGAATTTCTTACATCACCTATGTTAATACTTTGTATTCCACCTGTAGAATTAAGTGTGCAACTGTGCCATCTGAATGTATGCTGCATAGTACTTCTATTCCAAGGGTGTGTGCCTGCATTTAAAAATCCTTCTACTTGAGCGCCAGAAGTAAAGCCTGCACCTCTGTTAAATATTTGAATGGCTCCTGCAGTCTGCCCACTCACGCGCTGAACACCTGGCTGATCAGATACCGTTATGTATGTGTTGGTGGATCCACTTCCTATACCAGCAGGAAAAATGCGCCCTAGAAATCCTTGTCGCCCATAGCCATTACCAGTGTTATAATAACCACGCGGCGTCAAATTTCCAGTTTGTAAATCACTAGTTATAGGATTTTTTCTCCAAACCTCTTGACCGTCAATTACTAAATAACAAACTTCTTTATCGGCACCGCCGTTAGGCTTAAAAACAACACTTTCTGTGTCAGCGTTATCTAATGATATATTTTGTGTAGGCATATATTCACTTTATTTCATTACGATGTTATAGTTAAAGTCTTTGTACTAGCGTTATAATCAAAGTCTGCACCTGCATTTGCATCAACATATTCTTTTGTAGCGATTGCTTTATCACCAGCATCCGTTATATCGCTTATACGTACTTTCGGCAAGGTTGCTTGAGCGTAAACGTTTCCACTCACGTTTTTAATTACTAAAGCAGCATTTGATTCTAATTTCATGTTATCCGCTCCAGTGTCACCAACAGTCAACCAAACTTGATCATTACCTCCTACTATCACAGCATCGTTCTTAGCGACTCGTATACCTGTAATAAACGCATTTGGCATTGCGGGTGATGTATCTTCGCTTGCAGAACCATCGCCTAACGACCTATGTCCTACTCGTGTTCTTCCATAAAGTAGGTTATCTTGACCAGTTTCTTGTGTACTTGGATATTGCTGGTAATTGTATACAACAAGTCTTCCTCTTACGTTTGTTCTTCCAGTTGCATCCCAGTAAGGATGACCTGCTTGAAGACTTATGCTTTGCGTGTCAAATCCTAATTCACCTACTGATCCGCCCGTACTTGTAAAGTCATCGGCGTTAAGATTAACTGAAAGTGCTGCAACTCTATCGCGTTTAACTTTAATAATATAAGTAAGAGCCACGTAAGGAGGATAGTTATTTGTACTATTACTTCCTGCGGATCCAGTGTTTCCAGTACCTGCAGAATCTGTATTGAAAGCGGCTTTATTACTTACAGTTACAGATCCACTATTGCTGCTTGTTCTTCCTCTATTAGGTGTGGCGCTACTACCTGTTAATTCGTATTCCTTATTTTCATTCTGATACGGACTTCCGGGCGCGTCTCTATCATTCGCGCGTTTTATAAAATTACTGCTACTTATAGCAGCAGTAGCAGCCGTCAAGGAATCACTATTAACAACATAGTGGAAGTGGTCAGCTGAACTCGCGCTGTGTCCGTGCGATGGAATTTCGTGCGTGTGGCTAGGTCCTGTATGTGTGTGTGAAGGCATAGTAGCTGCTGCGGTACCTTTAGCATTACCAACTTCAAAGTTAGTAAGACCGGTTTGTCTTCCTACAACAACCCTTTGTTTTAAATTGGGTATTTTAAAATTGCTTATACCACTACCACCATAAACATTACCAATTGCATCATATAAGAATTGAACTTCATCAGACTCGATTAGTCCAGAAGCTTCTAAGCCACCTGTGCCTCTAACTCGTTGTCCCAAACATTCAACCCAACCAGTCGGTATAGTTGATGATTGGCCGGCCCATGGAACTACAGATCCAATTGGCATTGTTTCGTCTCGATTGAATACCGTTTGATTAAATGTTTGCGCGCCAAAGTTCAGCCATTGAAGAGTACCATTACCATCGGTGTCGCATAAAACACGATTTACGTTTCCACTCACCGCACCTGTATTACGGCCGGTCGGCCATGTGTATGTCAAATTTCTGATTTGCGTGATACCTTCGCCTCCAGTAACTTTCAGTTGAGTTGGAAATTCAGAGTACGCATTCGCACCATTATTACCAGAACTGCCGGGATGTATTATTAATCCTTCTTTAAGTTCTCCATCATCACCAGCAGTGCTGTCGACATTCAGCGCTGTACTAAATACCAATCTACCTTTGCCATCTCTAGCACTACCAGTTTTAACACAAGAAATTCTTCCAGCTAAATGTGTATGATCAACTTTAAAGTGAGGTGTATTTTTTAATAAATCTGAACCTGTAGAATCAGGAATATGAAAATCGATTGCAGGTCCATGTCCGGCCGCCGAGGTACCATCATCGCTTGATAAGTTATCACCAATTGCTAAAGTAAGCATAGTGGTTGATGTCCCACCCCCAATGCTATGATCTTTGGTTTGACCAATAAACAATTGTTGCTTCATGCTATTATGCATGCGTGGATCATTACCATCGGCTATAAGATAACCAGCCGCAAGATGGGAATGACCACTTAAGTTATCAGCATAATTAGCAAAGTCGTCGGAATATTCACCTTCCTTATAGCCACTATCTGAACTAAATCTAAATACTCCACCGTTTGGTAAGGTTCCTGTTGCGCTATCATCATGCCATATATGATCTAAATTATCTGTCCCATATTGGTAGAAAACAAGTGCACCTTGATTTAAATGAACACCGCCGTTAATAAATGCCGCGATATTTGTGTTATAAGTTCCTGTACCATCATTAGTGGTTGTTAATAACTCGTTATGACCTATATAAAGATTAGCGCTAGGATCACCATCAGTTGAATCGTGCGAATCAAGAATTAATCCTGCTGGCATTCTATCTACTTGGATACTTTGAATAATTACATCGTCTGCGGTTGAAGCCCAAGCTTCACCCGTCGTGGTATCTGATGTAGCATTATAAGATACGTACTTATTAATAAAAACAATGTCAGCAAACTTTGCAGCTGGATCAAATTTCTTTTTATTAGTTCCGTTATCTGCATTAAATCCATTTATAATCGCGCTATATTCTGTTACAGCATTATTTGGAAGTGCAGTGTTCGAAGCAATACCATAATTGAAAGTAAATGCATCATCTGTACTTAACGCCTGCAAGTCAGCGTTTAGTCCAATAAATCCAAGATATATTCGATTCTCGCCACTTGTTGCTAAATTTTTAATTCTTACTTTTACTCGGTACTTTGCAAACTCGTCAATAGGCATCCTTGTAGAAATTCTAGCCCATTGCCTCATTTTTCCGGTAACGGAACCCTGTGTTTGATCTGCAGCGTTGGCTAATGTAAAGCGGACACCACCTTGTGCCGAATCATACGTTACTGAATCACTTGGGTCCCATACACCATTAGTGCCATCAATTACAGTTTCGGTTCCTGTCGTTGCACCTGTGGGCAATACTGCAGCTCGACTAACTCTACCACTCCAATCAAAATCACCTAAATAAAAAGATCCACCGATTATAGTACCTGTCCCTTGATCTGAACCAAGACCATTAGTAATACGCCGCCAATCGTTAAACGTTGTAGCTCCAGTGATTGTTTGAAAGGGTAAATGATCTATGTCTGTATTCGCCATAATGTTATTTATCTATTTTCTTAGCTAGTTTTTCAACTAAAGAAGTAAGTGTTTTAACTTGACTTTTCAAATCATCTACTTCTTTTTCTTTTTTTTGTTTTTCTTCTTTGCGCTTTTTTATGGCGTCGTATAGTTTTAAATTGCGATTGATAAGAGCACCAGTGTTTAAATCCTTTTCAAAGTTTTTATTTTCTTTTACGACCTTTCTCATGTTAATCCGCTTCACCGAATGTTGCGATCGATCTAAAATCTTTTACTGTTGGAACATACCTATGATCAGAACTGGTTAAAACAACTCTTACTGCAAAGGCATTAAATTCTAAAGTGCCGAATGGATCATTATTATTTATAGTATCTATTACTGATGTATCAAAATCAAACTCTACTTCGCTATATGTTAATCCATCAGAGTTAACTGGTATTGGTGAAGTTGGTTTAATTTCATACCATTCTACACTAGAATAATCTTCATCGCCCGCTCTGAATTTGACCATGAGCTTTACATCAGTATTTTTATCAGGTCTATTCACAAGAAGATAGGAAGTTAATCTATCGGCTGGGTTATTTAAAATCACAGACCGTGTGATGTAATTAGCTTTTGTACTAAGTAGTCCTGTGCGTGTAAGGTATAGATGATCATCACTTTTTCGTGCATCGTTATCACCAGAATCTGTTGTAGAAGGTATATCGTCTGCAGCGTTTCCAGTTGTAGCATTTGTCATTAGTGCCAACTCGTTGTTTCCTGTAGTTGGATTATTAATCAGATTAAATATAGAAAGTATTGATAGTCTTTGTGAATCAAGCATAGGAGTAATATTCGTACTCGTAGTACTTAAAGTCGCTACCACTGTAACTTTATTTGTGTCACTAGTTGGTCCTATTGCGCCAATAACCTTATCGGTTGTAGATACGATATTAGTTGTGTGTGGAATAATAGCTGCAAAACTATCGCTATCAAACTTATATGTGTAAGAAATATTAGTTCCAGGAAGTACAACTTCTTCTGCTAATAACTGAATATAGGAGTTTGAAATAGTATTCAATACTGCGGTCGCGCCTGGTTGAGCAGATACACCACCGTCCGAGAATGTTAAAGTAGGAGGACTAGTATATCCACTTCCTTTATTTCCCATTGTTACACCAGTGACTGCGGTGTTTCCTGCATTCATTACTGGTGTTCCAGTTGCTCGTATTCCTCCGTTATCCGGCGCACTAAATACTACAGTAGCATTAGCCGAACTAAATGTGCCTCCGCTGTTTATTGTTACGCTTTCAACTGAACCATCATGTTGTGTTTTAAACGTAACTGATTTAGTAGTCGAAGTATCGTATACTGCTTTTTTAATCTTAAATTTAAAGTCTCTATTTTGATTAGGTGTCCATGTAGAAGCATTCTGTGATTTAAACGAAACACCAGCATAAGGATTCTTACCAATTCTTTGATTACCTGCACCAGGCGTATTATCATTACCACCGACTTCAGCCATATACAACATATATTCTGGAGAATTCGATAATACTACAATAGCATACTCAACGCCTGGTTGCAAATGCACAGGCTGATCGTAAGTAAAGTGTGTAGCATATTGCGCTCCATTTTCGTTCAATATACTCACGTTAGAATCATTAATCTCACTTTGAGATCTTGCTCCAATATGTCCTCTTTTACCAACATTGGCAAGATAGTCTGCGTGAGTTGAAGCTAATTCTGATCCACTCGAGTTTGTAACAAGTGTACTTGGATTTAAAATGACCTCAGTACCAGGAACAACCTTTTGTGTAGGTACACCATTTTCAACTGTAACTAAATGTGTTCTTACAGGAATTGTTGCATGTTTCTTTTGGAAATATAATTCGATACCAGTTGCCATTATGCCTTCGTTATAATCACCAATAATAAATGATTGTGCTAAAGGATCGTAGTAACGCACGCCGGATGTATCACGCGTAGATACAGATGAGTTTCTTGACAGAAGCAACCTTTGCTCATTGATTTGCCCTGTGCGCGTAGTAATAATAGTATTTGCTTTTGTTTCAATCGACCCAGTTGCGCTGTATGCTGTTTGCGCAGTAGTAGTAGACTCTGCATCCTGATTTCCAACCGAATCTGTTAGTTTAAATATACGTTCACCAACCCTAAACTTAAGAGAAGAATTATTTGGAATTAGAAATCTTCCTCTTAACACACCTTTATCATCAGTGATTAACTCGTGCCTTCCAGCAAGAGGTGATCCTGTAGCAGTTAATTCACTTAGTGTTTTATCTTTAAAGGTCGGAATAGAAGTATTAAGCGCAGCGCCATTTGCAACTTCTGCAAAATCACCTCCACTAGTCATATCTGAAATGGCTGTACAAAAGGATGAAATATCAACACCATCGAAATACGCATAAAGCTTAGTATTGGGTTTCATTAACTTAGCTTCAAAGGTGATTTGTCGCGACCGCATGAATGGAATAAAGCTTACATCGATAACTTTATTTCCAGAAGCACTTACAAAATCCTGGTGCTCAAGTGTACGACGGATACCCTCACGCTGTTCGAAAGTAGTCGTAATTGTATCTTTAACTTTACCTTTAATAGGTCTCCAATCTGTAAACCCAAGCTCGCGCTTCGCTGCAGCGTTAGCAGCGGAATTGCTATTACCGATATGAACATTTCTACTTGTGGTTTCGCTACCTCTCCAACTGACTTCCCATTCATCCCAAACAGTTCCAAGAATATTTTGTTCGTTGGCCATTTGAACCATTTGATCATACTGTGATGTATCATTAATGATAATATCAGGACGTTGGTCAGTTATTTTCCAATTATCTGTTGTAGGATTTAAAGAAACAAATCCTCGCCAATCGGCTAAGTCAAATGGATTTACACTTTCAGCAATTGATGCTAAAGGCTGATTAATTAGATCTGCTTCAGTATAATCTAATTGAATAATGTCGCTATCTATTTCACTAGTAGTCGTTGGTTTTAACGACGTATTATTCATTGAAAATTGCGGCCTTAAAACACCTTGCTTAGAGTCAATAGAGCAGGCGTAGTCTGTGTCAGAAGGATTACCAATATTGTGACCAAAGAAACTATCAACTAAAATACCATTCTTAAATCTTACGTCTCCACCTGATGTAAAAATATCTTTATCTAAAGTTTCTTGTTCAAGCAATGAAAGAGATGTGTAATACTCCACATTTTTAATTCTTCGTGATAAAGCACCAATATCTCTCATGGTGTAACGTCTGTTGTCAATATATTTTGGTACTATATCAGAAGCCTCTTCGGTGTAAGCGGGAACAGATAATTCATAAAGAGCCATTGACTCTTGAGGAGTTTCTGGTACTTTAGGAGAAGTATCGGGTTCACCAGTAATAACATTAAAGTCTCCTATAGAGTTTACTGTTACTAAGTCAGTTCTGCGATTATAATATTCTATAGATGTTAATTCGATAATACCACTTGGATCTATAGGAAATACTTTATCTTCTGCTGCACCTCTTATCTTACGGAAATCAATGACATCAGACAACTTATCATTTTCGTAATAAGGGATAAGCGGATAAACACTAGCTGCATAACTATCTACTGAAAAATAGTCAAAGTCACTAGAAGGATGAGCAAAATACTTAATACTAACTTTCCAATTCGTGGCGCTATCATAAGCACTAGTTCCGGTATAACGCACTCGAGCAATATCGTAGTAGTTATCACGTTGTCCATTATCTAAAACATAATCACTTGGAGGAACAACAATAAAAGAACCACTACCATTAGCTTGTACTTTGACTTCAGTTAAAGCGATAACATCGTAATAAGCGGTGCCGCTTGATCCTCCAGAACCCGTACGTATCGTAATGTAATCACCTTCGCCTGCTGCTTGATCTATAAGATCTACTTCTAATGAAGTGCCGTCTACAGGAGTAAGTGTCTTTTGTCCTCTAGTCAAATTAGCGCTGTTTATTTGAAAAGGCGCGATGATCGAGGCATCTGTTGCAGTAGCAGGTGAGTCAAGGTTATCAGCAAAATTTAATTGAACCGCAATACTACCCACAGGATTCGTCGCATCGCCCGGTGTCTCATCTAAATTCCTTTCAGCACCATCCGGATCATGCTGCGCCACATAGTCTGATGTTGCGTCAGAGTGAAATATGTTTCCAGATCCTGCATTAAGTATTACACTAGTGCCTCCTTTACCTGTAAATACTCCGCGGGCCTTTATATTAGAAACATCAATAGATTTTACACTCTTTGCAGGAAGTGGTATAAGCAAATTATTATTCGCAGAATCGTTAATCTTAAACGAACCACCCTTTGCTTCAAATTTGAAATTAGTTTGTTCTATAAATTTGCCATCAGCAAGTGAAGCGCCACTTAGCATTACAACATCATAAATATATAGATGATAAACACCATTAGATATTTTTTCGATATTGCGTACTCTACACGTTCCAACTTTCGCACCGGCCGCGTTATCTATATCTGCAGTTACTTGTTCAACATCTCTAGGATCAAATAATCTATTATTAGTGCCGGTGTCCGCGAAATTACCAATAACAAATCCACCAATTTGTGCCGAAACACTTTGCGATGAAAGAGTGTTTGTAGTACGAGACTTCTCAACAGGTATTTCTACTTTCTCGTTAAGCTCGATTTGATAACCTGAAACGTATGCTGTAGAAGGTTCAAGCCCTACGACAAATCTTGTATCGCCATAAGCGTCTGCATTCGTAGCATTGTTAGTACCAATGTTAATTTCACCCGCAGTAGCCAACGCTTGTATTTCAGTAGTAGTATATTTTCCTCGATTACCTAGTTCATCGTTTAAGTAATCTCTAATGTCGAGTTGAAATGGCTTAACCGCGTAGTTACCGCTTTCATCAAATGTTCTTTCAGCCAAAGTACGATCAAGCTGTGTGTATTCAGTACGTGCTGGAATCAACGCCTTTGTCGCGGTAATCGATAAAAGATTTACAAATTGGCCGGTGGTGTCGCTTGCTAATACTTCTGTGTTATTATTTTTAATTATATCAACACTACTCGTATCTCCCTTAATAGTGTTATCGTTAGTTAAAAACTTAAGCGCTAAATTAATTTGGTATCTATTCGCGCCAGGCGCTTTTAAGTTAGGTTCACCTGCAGCATTGTCTAATAGATCTTCATCAGTAAGAGCTGTAACTTCTGATTCGGTTACAAGCCAACAAACTTCACCATTTATTTCTTGTGTGTCGCCTGTTTTAGTAATAAAAATACTTGTTTTGTCGTTTACTACAAAATTACCATTAATTAAAAATACACCTTTATCTACTGTTGCAGCCGCAGCGTGTCCAACTCGTATAACAGTTCCAAGCACTGCGTCGGTTATCACCTGTATTGTACCAGCAGCGTCTTTAATTTGATCTCCGCGGTTATATAACGTTTCACCTTGAGTAAATGTTTGATCAGATACTGCGCCGGCCGTATCAGATTTCATATATCTTATAAAAAATCTATAAGGAACTCCTGTATAATTTGCAGAAGCTTCATAACTTAATTTTTTATAACCTAAAATTTCTGCTTTTAAATTATCAGATGAAGTGTTTGCGGTGTCTCCAAAGTTAGTTAAATCTGCAATAAAACTTTCGTTGGTTCTTAAATTGTCAGAACCACTCGCGTTGAAATCCAAATCAACGTAATATACATTTGTATCAAACGAGGTTAATCCATCAATTACGGGTGTTCCTTCTTTATAAATGCTTCTTCCCAATTGATCAATCTGATTCTGTAGTTGCGATTGTATTTGATTCAGTTCGCGAACTTGCACAGATTGACCAGGCTGAAATAAAATCCTTACGTAATTTTTATCACGAGGACTTTTACCACCACTGCCAGATTCATTAAGATAGTCGTCCCAGTAAGGATTACTGCTAAAAGATTTTATTGACATAATTTATACTCTAATTTATAGTTGTATTACAAGTTTAATTTCTTCTGTTTGCTGAGAACTTCGAGTAATAGGTGTTCTATTTTCATAAAAGATTACTTCACCAGTTTTACGTTGATATTCGCCATTTCCAATAGAATCATATGTAATAGACGCGTCTATAGTTGTTCCACCTGCCCGCGGGTCGATCTTTATAGTTCCACTTGCACTAAAAGATTCTTTAGTAATTAGATCGTTATTATTTTGGTGAAAGTATACACGGTCGTTGCTACCAGAAGTATCTATATGATCTACAAACGCTTTAGCACCAGTTGCATTATCTTCAATGATATCGCCGGGTGTTATCTGACTTGCAACATTCGTAAGATCCTCTGTGCTAGCACAGACAAAGTATTTTAAAGCATCAAGTGTTTCCTCTTCAGCATATAAAGTAGTCCCACCAGAATCCGCACCTTCATCTGTTTTTCTTATTGCAGATTCTAATCCACGCAATAATGATAGTTGACGATAAGCAATAATTGCTGCATCACCTTCCAAATTACCTTCCAATGAAGCTTCAAATCCTACGTAGTATGATGGTAAATCATCTGCTGGATTAAAGCCAAATCCATCTGGAGGAGCGATCATTACGTGAGCTTCAGCGCCAGTTCCGCCTCCGCCGCTTATTACAACTGAAGCATCGGTGTAATCTACTCCTCCACTTTTGCCATTAAATTCTATAAACGTAATTGTGTTATTCGACCGAGTGAAAGTAGCATTTGTAACCTCGCCTTGATTACCTACAATAGTTATTGTAGGATCTGATGTATATCCACTTCCTACATTTGTAACTTTAATGCCATATGCCAAGCCGCCTGTTGCATCCCCTGCATTAGTTTTAGCAGTTCCGGTTGGAAGATCTGTATCACGTACCTTTACAAATTGATTTGTGTTAAAGGCTATACTAGCATTATCAACATCTTGAACATAAGCCCATGTATAATTACTATTGGCTATTCCACTAATTGAACCTGCGTACAGATTTGCCGCATCAGTAGAAGCAGGTTCATCGGAAGCCGTCGTGACTGCCCCTAGCCCTTGGTTTACACCTGTAGCTTTATTGTATAAGCACACCCAAAGTTTCTCATTGTGAACTACATAACATGGTTCATAAGAAGTACCGCTGATAGATGTTGGAATAAAACAAGTCGGATCACCTGGATCATAGACCTTGTATATTTTACTTGTTGCCCATGTAATACGAGGAACAACTCTCACCGCTTTATCCGTTGGTACTTTAATAAGTGCCATAAGATTTTCCTTTACTTCTTCTCTTTCACGAATAGAACCGTCCGGGACAGATGGCGCGAAATTAGTTACTGATTCGCCTGTCAATAAATCTGTCCATGGATCTGTTTTGCCAATACCTATATAATAATCAGGTACTGCCGCATCGGTTGAAGAGTTTTCTGTAACAATACTCGCTGCGAGTTGTTTACGAAATTCGTCTGTTATAATTGCTGCCATAGTTGTTGTTTCTCTTTATGTTATATAGTTTATTTATACGTTTGCGCGCTATACTCGAATACCTAGATCTCTTAATTCTGGATCTATACTGCTATTGTCATAAGTAGTACCATCTCCTCCAGCATCGCGATTACTTAACACATAGTCGTTATTTGTCACAGCAGAACTTGAAGAAGCTCCACTGAAAACCGCTCTTACATAAGGTAAAATTTCACCACCTCCAAATGCGTTTACTTGAGGAGGCAATGCGGTAAATGTTAATTCTTGTAATGGTGTTCCATCAGAATCTGAAAGACTAAGATCTAAGCTCGTGTTCATCGCACCTTTATCTAAGGTGTAATTTAAATATTGTTTAGAACCTGTTACATCCTTAAATTTTAATTGGCCGAGAGCATACGAATTAAATCCTCTTTCTAATACACCATCGTTATCTCCGCCATGTAAAATTTCTAATACTACATGGGCAATGTAATTTTTTCCTACGTTTATCCAATGTTGTTCTTCTTCAGTGAGCGCGTTTGTTGTGGGTGTAAGAAATGCTTCAACGATAAATTGTATAATAGCAAAGTCTTTGTAAAGATATCCTGGCTGATAAGTAGGTATGCCATAACCTGTAGGATTATAAGCTGTGTCTAAAGAAACATCACGAATCCAACTAAAATTCGTTCTATAATTTTCACCTTCTTTTAAGCGATACAACTCTTGTATTTCTTTTTCTAAATTTTCTTTTTCAGCAAGATAAACAGAATTTGTTGGATCAGCGATTAACTGTTGTTTTAGTTCGTAATACTTATTAATATAGTGATCATCCCATTCGTTATCTTTGTAAAGTTTTAATACGAAAGCAGCGAAAAGTTTTAATCCAGCGGGGTGAGCAAGATTTAAAAATTCATTTCTCCATTGAGTAGAAGATACACCTGATCTTACTTCATAAGAAAAGTCTTGCCAATAATTACTATCTTGCAATTTGTTTATCGAAGAAAGCCTGCCTTTTTCATTAGAATAATTACCTGATAAAGGAGAAATCGATTCAGTGAAAGTTGGAGAAAGCAATTGTGGCACACCAAATACTCCTTCAAGCTCGGCATACGCTGGAGGATTAGCGGTCACCTCTGCGTGAGTTGAACCTGAATAATATATCTTATAGTTGTTTGACACAGATGCAGTTCCTGTAAGACTAATCACCACAAAATTTTCTACATTGGTTTTTGTAGAATTATACAAAGCTAAAACTTCAGAATTAGATAATTGCTTTCCATATATAAATGTAGAATTAATTAATCCTGAGAAAGGAAAGTACGTAGATTTAGGATTTGCTGTAGCGTCCAAGGCCATCGATGTCGCGCCGATCGATAATATCTGTGCATTACCAATAGTAAAGTGTGTATTTTCATCAGGTATCCAATTAAGAAAATCACCATCATTAGAAGAAGCACCAGACCAAATTGTTTCAAAGGCTTCGCCATCTAAGCTAATCGCGACAGAACCGTTTCCGCTTGATCTTCCATCAACCTTCATCGTGACCATGTGCCATTTGTCATCAACAATTTTGTTTGTCGTTGAAAAGTTTGCAAGAGATGAATGATAAATCTTAGTAGGTTTCGAAGAAGTTAAACCTTGATATGTTGTAGCAGCCTGCGCTTTGAAAAACCCAATTGAACCATCAGTCTGATCCAACATTATTTCTATTTTCTTTTCTCCAACATAATCTTCGAGTTTAACAATCATACTATAAGTAAGATCTCCACCACCTGCATCAATGTAATCATTCTTTTGTATCCATGCTACAAGCGTAATTTCTTCAGTGCTATTCACCGTGCCATTTATGGTTCTATTAGCGATTCTGTCAGTTACTAATCTTGGCTCGCTTTGAGAAAGCGTTGGATTAAATTCGGTATTGTTTGCGCCGTGTGAGCAGAAATCACAAAGAATAGAAGAGTCTGCGTTACCATAACTTGAAATATCAGAAAGTATTGTCGATCCCATTGTGTACGATTCTGATATGCCAAAGTCATAGTAGGCCTTTAAAGAATTTTCTAAGTTAACTTCGTTCGCCAGGCCGGTCGCCGTTTCAATAGTTGAATCAACTAATTCGTAACGAGATATTTGCGCCTTATATCTTGTAGGATATCCTGTACCCGCAGCTTCATTCCCTGTCATGGTAAAAGGACGAGTTGCATTCATGTTTGCAGTTACATTTGCATTAGTATCACCTGCAGCAATTGTAGAATCGTCTGAGCAAATTTCTGTTTCGTGTAAATGCATTGCAGAGATTGACCCTGTAAACCAATCTCGGTTTGTCGATGGATTACCATAACCTCCATCATCACTTGCTCCAGATTCGCTACCATCACCGATGATACCAAAGCGCCGCGCTCCTTGGCCTAATGCACCAAGTGTTCCAGAATTTGGTGTAAAG